GGTATATCGAGTGCCACCACGAGCTTCCCTCTCTAATAGCTTTTGAATTTGGAAAGACTGACGCAATTGATTAATAGTTGCAGCTGTTGCTTGCGACAAATCAGCATACAAAGAAGGCATATGTCCAGAAGTGCCAGAAGTACCAGAAGAATTTATTGCATCAGGAAAAAACAATGAATTAGACTGATTCCAACCGTAAGTACCAGCAGGAATGGAGGAACCACCAGGACCATAGTATGTAGCGGCAGCAGTAGTATTTGCGCCCGCAATACCAAAACCTTTAACAGGAGCAGAAGTACCTAAAGGGAGCGTAACAGCTGTGCCACCTTTTTGTGGCCATGGCAACGCCCCAGTGAAATAATCATGACGCTTGCCACGTCGAAGGAGTGTGTAATTAGTAGCAGGGGACGCATCTGGCCCATCACCTCTATCTTCAGTAACGGAATTTTGAAGGTTTTGATCACGGAACCACTCGTTATAAATCAAATTATATGCACGTATCGGTAAAGCACTATGCGAGACGGTGTTGCCGGCAGTGACCTGGCCGACAGTAGGAAGGCCGAAATAATCTTGGAGCGAACCAACTGCGTATCCGCCAGCTGGAGACACTTGCTGAGGGATTGAGTATGAAATGCTATCCGAGGGATTATCCTGCTCACCCATGAATTTGACCCAATTCGTCCATACGAGACGGTTAGGGACAAAGAAAAAGAACGAATCCAAATGTAGATTATCCATGACCGGGAAAAGAGGCGTAGCCAAGCGGCCAAACATCGTGACGTTGACATTAAACGTATCACCGGGCAATACCTCCTCACACATAATAGGAACAAGATAACCACTATCAAAAGTAGTCTTCAATGTTTTTTGCATTGAAAAACGACTACGCGGAATATCCGCACGCGGAACCATCGCAAAATCATGAGTCGAAACTGATTTATTGTGAAACATAAGAACTCCAGTTAAAAAAAAAGCACCCCCAAAGGGGTGCAAGGGTCATGAGGACTGCAAAACATCCTTACCGCGAACAAGCACCAAAGGCGCTTCTTCAGTAGTAAATGTACCACTATTGTCATCAAATTGACCTAATAGGTACAAATCAAAATCATCAGGATGCTTATTAAGCTGATTATCAGCTGCAGAACGATTAACTTCGTCCGTAAAGTCACGAATAGCAACATTACGATGAGGAACAAAGAAAGGACGGTTGAAAACATCCGCGGCACGATCTTTAACAGAAACAATGAATTGCAACATTTTTTGACCTTAAATAGTACGTTTTGATTGATTAGAACGAGATAGACTCACATTTGCTCGAGCTATCTTACGGACTGGCAGATTCTCGTACATAGTACGATCTGCATCCATGTCGGCCCTGGCCGACGATCGAAACTGCATGTCAAGTGCTAAATCTGACCCTAGCTCCTTTAACAAAGTTTTGTAATAACGAGGAACTGGAGCCTTACTACCTTGAGTAGTAATCACTCCAGCATGAGGAAAAACATCAGACATGAAATATTCACTAAACCATGAACCGCCAATGCCCTGGCCGCGCATGCGTCTCTTAGACATTAACATAAATTCAGGATTTGGCAAAACAATTTCTCCTGTGTCATTATTCAAGTACAAAGGCATCGGAGATGCGTTGGGGCCCTTAATCTTTTTTAAGATATAACGGGCAATGTATGCTGCAGACTCGAAGTTGAGGGAACCGATGAGGTGGTTCCCTTGAGGCCAGAGCTTGCTGACTCGAACACTAGTATAAGTCCTATCACCGCCAGAACGACCAAAAGGCACACGATCAGCGTGCCAATCCACTCCAAACAATGCAATATGAAAGTGCGGACGTCTTGAAACATCGCCGTATTCTCCTGAAGCTACATAGCGAAACTTATAACCTGCCTTACGCATACGCTTAAAAAACTTTTGCAAGTCAGCTTTAATCAGCTGCCCATGCTCAGGTAAGTGAGCGTCATCATACGTAAGGTTGAGCATACAAGACACCTTGTGCATCTGTTGCTCGTGCGTTATACGGATAGCCCACTCTCTCGAATAAGCTAACCTGCATTCCACACATTGACCGCATTTGATAGGCCCTTGAGAAGGATGTGTC